GAAACCAGTTGAAGGAATAATTGGAAAATCTTATTGGATGCCAAGCTTTAGTAAAGATTCTAATGCAACAGAACTACTTTTAAATAGAATACAAAACACAGAGGAGACTTTCCTATTTACTTTTAGAGGAAAGCCTTCTGATGATCATATCAAAAATTTTTTCTACAGACACGGTATAGATTTTGCACAAGTGGGGAACAGTCCTCATATTTCTAGAAAAGTGTTTAGATGTTTTAAAACATGGAATAAATTTTTAAATGATAAAGTTCCTTTACAACAAATTAAAGAATACTGGCCTTTAATGGGAGTTAGAGGAGAGAATGGTGTTAAGGTAAATAAAATGGGAGACGTAAAAAGCTTAGCTGATTTAATTAACAAAGAATATAATGTAGAAGATATAATAAGCAGAGGACTACTAAAGCCAGAAGTTAAAGGTTTAAAGAAATTCGAACAAGTTTTAACTGATCCAGATGTTTCTGCAAAAGTACCTCTTATTAAAAAAATATTAATTAATGGCACAAATGTTGAGAAAGCTCCTAGAGTTGAATATGGAAATATACATCAAATAAAAGGTCTTACTAGAGACAACTCAATTGTTGATTTAACTATAACAAGAGAAGAACAACATTTTTTCGAAGGACTTAGACTAGCATATGTTGCATATAGTAGAGCCCGTATTAATTGCTGGACTGTGGCTTCTAGAATGCCTAGATTATCTTTAGGAAGAATTGAAAATAGGAAAGGAGTTTTAGAATTAAATAAATGACCGAAGAAGGATTTTACAGATTTATAATGAGAATGGAAAGAGAAGTTTATGGAGAAGATGATGAAGGCTGAAATGGATTTATTAGCAATTGTATTTTTTACAGGTTTATGGATATACCTAAATTTAGGAATATAAAAATGACTGATAAAATATATAAAAAGCAGGTAGGCGGTGATCACTATAAATCCATGGTCATTCAGCCTTCAGAATTTATTAACAGAAATAATATTCCATTCGCCGAGGGCAATGCAATAAAATATTTATGCAGGCACAAACAGAAAAATCAGAAAGAAGATTTATTAAAAGCAAAACATTATATTGACATGGCTATTGATAGAGACTATCCTGAAGAAGTGAAAGCAGAAATAAAAAAGAAATCAAACTCATGGGGGATTATTAAATAATGTGTAAAAGTCCAGAAGATTTAGATTTGGAAAATATTAATACAGTTGCTGTCGACATAGAAACTTATGATCCAAATTTAAAAACAAAAGGTTTAGGAGCAGTTAGAAAAGATGGTTTTATTTGTGGTATAGCTGTCGCAACTAAAAAAGAAACTTGTTATTTTCCTTTAAAACATTCAGATAATGATAACTTAGATACAGAAAGGACTTGGAAAGCCCTAAATGAATTAATTTTTCAAAACGAAAAAATTACAAAAGTATTTCATAATGCAATGTACGACGTATGCTGGATAAGATCTGTTACAGGTCAAATGATTAAAGGCAGGATAGTTGATACTATGATTGCAGCTTCCGTCATTGATGAAAACAGATTTAGATACTCTTTGGACGCTTTAAGTAAAGACTACTTAAAAGATTCAAAATATAAATACGATCTACAACAAAAAACATTAGAATGGTCTGGAGGTATGGTGAAAGACCCTATGTCTAATATGCACAAGCTCCCTACACACATAGTTGAAGAGTATGCTAAACAGGACGTTGATTTAACACTAAGACTGTGGGAACTTTTTGATAAAAAATTGGACGAAGTATTATACACAAAACCAGAGACAAATGAAAATAAAACTTGTAGAAAAATATTCGAATTAGAAACAAAATTATTTCCTTGTTTAGTTGAAATGAAATTTAAGGGAGTTAAAATAGATGTCCAAAAAGCTACGGCATTTGGAGAACATTTAAGAAAAAGAAAGAAGCAAGTAGTAGACGCAATAAAAAATAGAACTGGTATTAAAGTAGATATTTGGGCTGCATCTTCAATTAAAGATCTCTTAGATAAACTTAATATAGAGGACTATGAAATGACACCAAAGTCTAAGATGCCCAAACTTTCAAAGGATTATTTAAAGACTCACTCTAACAAGTGTTTAAGAATGATTGCATGGATTAGGGAATACGACAAAGCCGCTAATACTTTTGTTGACGGCTTATTGGAATTTGTTCACAAAGGAAGAATACACGCAGACATTAACCAAATAAGATCTGGAGATAAAGGAACAGTAACTGGAAGATTTTCAATGAGTAATCCAAACTTACAACAGATTCCTGCCAAAGGTTTTATTGGTAAAAAAATGAGAGAACTATTTTTACCTGAAGAAAATAAAAAATGGGGAAGCTTCGACTATTCACAACAAGAGCCTCGTATAGTTGTTCATTATGCTTTAAAATTAGGATTGCCGGGAACAAATGATTTAGAAGAAGAGTTTAATAAAAAAGATGCAGATTTTCATCAGATTGTTGCAGATATGGCAAACATTTCCAGAACACAGGCTAAGACAATTAATCTTGGGCTGTTCTATGGTATGGGTAAATTGAAATTACAAAAAGAATTAGGGCTAGACAAAGTAAAAGCCAATGAATTATTTGCTGATTATCATAAAAAAGTTCCTTTTGTTAAAATATTATCACAGGATTTGGTAAGTTTTGCTAAAGATAATAGACTTTTATTTACGTTATATGACAGATTCTGTAGATTTAATATGTTTGAGACTACCAATAGAAAATGGAACCCAAAAATAAATAGATTTGATGAAGTTCCACTTCTTTCTGAAGCAGAGGCCTTAAGAGAATTTGAGATTGAGTACCGTAAAGTCGCTAAGACCGTAGAAGAAGACTTTATAAAATATTTTAAAAACTATTATGTACCTGCTTTTACATACAAAGCATTAAACAGATTAATACAAGGATCAGCTGCTGACATGACAAAAAAAGCTATGGTTGATCTTTATGAAAAAGGAATTATTCCACACATACAAATTCATGACGAATTATGTATTTCTGTTGCAAATAAATATGAAGCTAATATAATCCAGTGTGTTATGGAAGAAGCTATACCTCTGGAGATAAAAAATAAAGTTAACTGCAAAAAAGGTATGAACTGGGGAAGTATAAAATGATAAACTATGGCTTATTTAAATGCAAACATACCAGTAACTTACGCACAAATAAGAAGGGAGTATTTGTATGATCTCAAGGAACATCATGGCGAAGCTGAGGATTGTATTATTTTCGGTTTGGCATCGATTACAGGCCGTCCTATATTGTTTCATGCTATTATGGAGAACGGTGCAGTTTTTTATCGCTTACCAATTAGCGCTTTTATTCAACGCGGTTTCGAAGTCAAAGAAGTACCACGAAGACGACTTGATGAATTGGAGTTATGGAATTGTTTTTCTTATTATCCTGCTATTACTAGCTATGATATTCTAGACGGGCAATCAGGTAAATATTTTGGGAAAGATAAGGAAATTCATGCAGGCGCGTATCTTTTTACGGTTGACTGGGCTCACCCAGAGAGTAATATAGTAGATACGGATCATTCCGAAATACCGCATGAACATAAGTGCGCACACATACTTGCGTTAGATGACGGCAACTATGCAGCACAACCTAACAATAGATTAATATGGGATATCCCATCATTTACAGTTAGAGATGATATACCTGACTGGAAAGTGCAAACTTCTGAGTGGAATGTAGAAGACACTCGTAAATGGAGAACAGAAGATACTGATAAATTCTTCTACGAAATTGAGGAAAAGAAAAATGATTAAAAAAATAATACAATGGGTTTGGAGAGCTGTATGTTGGCCTTTCAGAAAATTCTGTGATTGGTTAAAAAGTTCTTTACCACGTGGAAAATAATAATGGCTAAATGCAAGACATGTCACCATAATTGTCATTGTGATGGAGATCTCCATGCAGATGAATATGGCACTTGTACTTGTGACCAATGTAACTGTGAAAAAAGTAAAGCGCAAGATTTAACTTATGAAAATAATGGTGGTCTAGTTATAGATGACACCGAAGAATGCGAAAGCTGTCAATGATAAATGACAAAATCATCACCGCACTTCTTGCTATTCTCATTGCTCTCGGCGGATGGACGCTTTCACGCACGTTCTCTCTCTCCCAAGATATGGTCTTGGTTAAAGAAAAAATTTCACAGATGGAGCAACAACTTGATGAAGCAGTATGGAACACTTTACCAGAACCCCAAAAAAAGAAAAAAAAGAAACGAAAGAAAAAAAAGAAAAAGCAGGATTAATGCCTAATGAAATTATTTTACAATGAATGGGAAAAATGGGCCATTATTATTTGTCTTTTATTCCTTATTTTTATAGGCCTGTCAGGCTGTAATTACAAAATGGTTCCATCTGAAACAAAAATAGAGTATGGTACTACCGAAACAGATTCTAAGAATGATAAACTGCAGCAAAAGCAATCTATCACTCAGACCTGGAAATGGATAAAATAATGTTAGAAAAATTAATGACAATGCTAGTTGGAATTTTGTTGGCGTTAGCCGGCTGGAGTTTGTCTAGAACTTTTGAACTCTCAACTATTCAAGCAGTCCATGAAGATAAAGTACATACACTTCAAGCACAAGTTTTAAAACTAGAAGATCAAGTAGATAAAATGATGGATTCTGATGAAGAGATCATGGACCAACATAAAAAATTATTTGAAGCTTTAGAATCAAATCAACCCTCAACAGGATATAGTTATAACTAATGAGTAAACCTCTCAAAATTTCTGAAGAAGCAGCCGTGCAAATGCCTATGAAGACGGTAGCTTCGTTGATCGCGATGGTCGCAATTGGAACCTGGGCTTACTTTGGTATTATTGAAACGCAAAACAAAATTTCTACAACATTAGAACTGATGGAAAAAGATTTAACTGAGAACACAGAGTTTAGAATCAAATGGCCGCGGGGTCAACTTGGTTCGCTTCC